TTAAGCGGTGATGATGCACCCGACACGCCGTGTGTATTTGACTTGTGTGGTGTGGTGTGGTACGCGGAAGTGCGCGTGGGATTGCGGTGCGGTTGCGGTGTGTCGTGTTGCGTGGTGTGGTATTATATGAGTATCAAGTTAAGGAAAGGAAAAAATAAAATGTCGAATTATAAATCTAGAGAATTTTACGAAAAAATGTTTATCGCATATATTGATGAATGCGGGCTTGATTCGAATATGTGGAATTACTGTAAAGCCGGTTTGATTCTTTTCAATATCGCTAAGGGGCATAATTTTGAGTGGCCTACTGCGTTCGATGATTTACCTAAGGGTCAAATGTCGGCTATTGTACGGGATACGGTATGGAAGTATTAAAACAAGGGAGTATTAAAATGAGTTTCATGAATATTGAAGCATTGTCTAATTCGATTGATTTTAACGTGAATAGTATTTACGATGTGCTTGTGTATTTTGTTGATATTGCGTCCGATTGTTTAATCGAAACTCGGTTTGTTGATTGCATTGATGCATACGGGCTTAGGGATGTATTGGACGATGGCGTGTTTTGTGTTCCGGGTGCGGTGTGTTTGGGTTATCGGATTAATCGGTGCTTGTGAAAGGGGGGTTTTTGTAATGTTTAAGGTTGATAAACTCATCACATTTCATTCTTCGTTTAATAATGGTGATATTGAACTGTTGCGTTGTTCGTGTCCATATCGCAGCGTATATGAGTTACGCTATCTTGTTCAGTTTGATACGCCGGATGGGGTAAAGGACGCGGTATCTTTACGTTCGTATAATCCGAATGAATCGTGTGGCGTGGTTTTTAATGATGCTATCGAATTGGCTAATACACCTTTGCTAGAGCGGGATTGACCATGTTTTGCAAACGTAACACTTGCGATTTCATTAAAGGATACAGGTGTCGTGGTGAGCGTCCTGTTAAGGCGGTTGTCATGAGTACGAAGTGGTTTAAATGTGATTCGTACGTGTCCGATTATGTGTTTATGCATTGTCGTGATATGGTTGATTTGATGCGGCGGGGGTTGTGGGAGGGGGAAGGGGGGGGGATGGCCTATTAGCTCAGTGGTTAGAGCGGCATCCTTATAAGATGTGCGTGTCGGGTTCAATTCCCGGATAGGCCACGCGATTGTGATATATTGGGTCATGGCATGTCGTTTGATGTGTCATGACCTTTTTTTATTTGTGAGGTGTTTTGATGGATGTCAGTTCGCTTGTAACCGTTGTCGGGAGCGTGGGTTTTCCGATTGTCGCGTGTTGTGGCATGGCGTGGTTTATCGCTACTACGTTTAGTGATTTTAATGATTTGATGACTAAGAATAATGTGCTGACTGAGGAACTTATTGCATTGCTTAAGAATAATAAGGGGGATGATGATGCGAATATGGCGTAGCGTGTTGGCGTGCGTATGCGCGTTATCCTTGCTTTTTGTGCCGTCTGCAAGCGCGGATATGCGCGGGGTGGATGTGAGCAATTGGCAGTGTGACATTGATACGTATACGTTGGACGCTGATTTCGTTGTAGCGGGTGCCACATGGGGTGTTGGCGGTTTTGACAATATGTGTCTGACCAACGGTGTGAATCAGGCGGCGAATTATCAGCTGGGACGTGCAGTGGACAGCGGTAAAAGCATCGGCGTATATCATTACGCGATGGGGCGTGACGCGAACACGGAAGCCGACTTTTTCATTGACAACGTGCGCGGATACGTCGGAAATGCCGTGCTTGTTTTGGACTGGGAATCTCAGGATAACCCGAGTTTTGGTAATGGTGTGTGGGTTGAAACGTGGGTTCGTCGCGTGCATGACCGTACACAGGTGTGGCCGATTGTTTATGTTCAGGCGTCAGCGCTGGGGCAGCTTACGCAGTTCGTGCGTGAGCATTGCGGTGTGTGGGTTGCACAGTACGCGTCTATGAACGTGACCGGCTATCAGGAAACGCCGTGGTTATACGGCGCATATGGTGAAGCCATGCGGCAGTACACGTCGAACGGTTATGTGTCGGGTTATGCCGGACGTTTGGACTTGAATTATTTCAGGGGCGAACGGTGGCAGTGGGATGCATACGCGCATGGTGACGGTGCGAATGTATCCGCGCCGGAAACGAACACCGGTGACAATGTATCGCAGTCTGCTTGTGTGGTGGTCACGCCGGGTGACACGTTGTCGGGCATTGCCGAGCGTACGGGCTTGTTGCCGTGGCAATCGTGGCACGGGTACGCGTCGGGTAATCCGGCTGTGATTTATCCGGGTGAAACCGTGTGCTATGGCGGCAATGTGGTTGCGCAGCCGGACGCGGCGTGTACGTATACGGTTGTGTCCGGGGATAGTCTGTGGTCAGTGTTCGGGGGTGATTGGGCGCGTGTCGCGTCGCTTAACGGTTTGTCTAATCCGAGTTTGATTTATCCGGGTCAGATTTTGCGTTATTGAGAATCAATATCAATAATCGGCGTGTCGCTTTTTGCGCACGCCGATTTTTTGTGCTATAAATATTTATGTCGCCAAAATGGTTGACAGAAAAAAATAGATACAAAGGATAACAAACATGCGAAAGATTCGTAAGGTAATCGCTGACAGCACCATAAGCTATTATGACAGGGACGGCGTGACACAGACGTTCCACACCACAGGAAACGTCCGCACCGTTGAAATGGCTGTTAAAGTGCTTATGGACGCCGGTATCGTCAACGTGTTGGTTGACGATATCACGGTCAATAAAACCGTGTACGTGATGGACGTTGAAACGTTCATTGAGCACGCGGAATGTGTCGCGGCTGACGTAACCGGCACCGATACCGACAATGATAACGACAACGATATTGAATTCTGAAAGGAACCGAAATGAACGAAGAAAACGAACCGATGAACGACATCACCGTGAATGAAACCGCACAGAACACCGCTGCCAACTATCGTTACATTTGTACGATGGATAACAGCACGTTCGAGGGAAAACGCGCCATCGTCAACGCACGCAATAGCGCGTTGTCGCTGAACGGACGCGGCGCGGAACCATTGACGGTTATTGGCGCTTACATCGCGCCGGGCGTCCGTTCTCAGACCGGTCAGAAATGCGCGAACGTCTATCTTTTCGGAAAGGACGGTCAGACGTATTTCAGTCAGTCACAGGGAATCTACCGCAGCGTGTTGGATATTTACGACATGTTCCCCGATTTCAACGCGCCGGACGGCATCACCGTTGCGGTCAAGCAGAACCCGCTGGGCGGTGGCCGTTCCACGAAATCGCTTGAAATCAAGTAGTTCGGAATGAAACAAAAGTGCCATACATGTTATGGCACTTTTTTTATAAGGTGGCGAACATGCCTAGAGCACATAAACAAGCGGACTTATTGACCGCGAAACGCAAGCGCGTAACCCGCGCGATAAACAGTCTGAAAAAAAGCATTACCGACACCATGCCCGAAAGCGAAGCGAACGCACGACGCGCTTACATCCAACGACTTGAAACGCAGTTGAAACACACGTACGTTGGCCGTGTACGTAATAGCGGCATGCGGAATGAACTGTATCAGCGTGCGAACGAAACCGCCGATAAACTCGTGCAACAGGTGAGCGAGGTACGCGGCGGCAAAGGGCGTGCGAGGGAGCGCGCGCGTTCATTCAACATTTTTCGCGAGGAAATGCGAATGGCGTCTAAGGGAATGCCTAGCGCGCTGGGCGATTTCGGGCGTGAAAAAGTCAAGGTGTTTTGGCGATACACACAAAACATATGGCAGAAATCGAACGTACCGCCCAACAAACGATTAGAAACCATTATGCAAGCATATGATGCCGATTCGCTCAGCGAGCTTTTTGATACTATCATGCAACGAAACGAAAAGGTGCTGGAGTACGCCAAAAACATGAAAATGCACACGGGCGAATTAGAGGATTACACGGACGTTGACGGCGGAAGCCCGATATGGCTATTAGCGGTTTCACCCGACGTGATACGATGAAAGAACGCAAGGAATTTAAGGTAGCGGCGATATTCGACACCGAAACAACGAACATTGGCGAAGGTGCCGAAACGCGCGCATACCCGATATTGTACATTTTCAACGATTTGCGTAATACACCGCTGGAATCGTACACCCCCGATACGGACGATGTACGGTTTTACCGGCACACGTCCGAAGCGTTGACATACATTGACACTCTTATCGAATATGGGCACGCGCACGGCTATACCCCGATAATCGCGGCCTATAATCTCATGTTCGACATGCAGACTCTCATGCTGGAATTGGCGCAGTCGTATACGATTACCGCTAATGCGCAAACCGCCACGAGCGTATATACTCTAGACTTGTGTATTGGTGATGATGTAGTTTGCCGTTTTTGGGACACGTTTTACCTTGAAATGGGCGGGCTGCGCGCGATGGGCGAGACATGCGGGTTGCCGAAAGCGGTAGGTGATTGGGATTACTCGCTTGTGCGCACGCCCGAAACGCCGTTGACCGAAGAGGAAATGTTTTACGCACGTCGTGATGTGCAAGTGATACCCCAATATTTGCAATGGCTGCTGCGCGCGAATCATTGGCTTACGTCTGACATGCTGGGGTGTCGTGTGCTTACCAAGACGTCGCTTGTGCGGCAGATGGCGCGTCGTGAGATTGGTGGGCGGCGCGTCACGTTGCAAGGTGGTAAGAAAATCACCTTGCAACGTGCTTTCGAGATGACGTGCAATCAGGAATTTCCGAAAGATTATAAATCGTATGCGCTTCGTAAGGCATGTTTCCGTGGCGGTTTAACGTTTACGAGTGCTAAAACCGCTAGCGTTGTCGTGGATAATGTCGCGTCCTTGGATGTTACATCGATGCATCACGCGTTCATCAACGGACGGCGATTGCCGGTGAAATTCGCGCCAACACCTACGGATATTCTGCAAATCGCATGCGAACGCATTGTTAATACGTCGCTTGAAGATGTGTTGTCGAATTATGATGACCCGTTTCTTACGGGATTGCATGTTGCTGTGAGATTCGTTAATCTCAGGTTGCGTAAAAATACATGTTTCGATACGTGGGGTATTGCGATATGCCCGCGTTCCAAGTTTGTGAAAACGTTGCAAGCGGACACCGATTACAGCAATAACGAACGTGCGAAAACACAGGAAAACAGTGTTAGGGCGCATGGTTACGTTGATAGCGCCGTTAATCCGACGTACGCTTTCGGGAAATTGTATCGGGCGGACGAATGCATATTGCATGTCAATGAAATCGAATTGTGGAATGTGGCGCAAGTGTACGAATTTGATTCGATGCATGTGTTGTATGGTGAAGCCACCACTAAGGCGATTGTCCCGCCCGATTACGTGACCTTACAATCAAACATGCTTTTCGCACGAAAAACCGATGTGAAAAATCTGATTAAACACTATCATGAGGGTACGGCGTACGCGGGTGAAATACCCGATTCGATACCGGAGGGAATCGCACGCGACGCTAAGGCGGGCACGTTGAGCATGAAATTTCTGCAATCATATTATGGTAGTACCGTGAAAGGTCAGTTTAACGGAATCTATGGTACTCAGGCGCAAGACGTCATGAAAGCCGATTACCGTGTGACGGAAACCGGTGAGCTTGAAGTAGATAAAGCCACGGTTTGCACTCCCGAGAATTTCATGAAAAAACGTCCGAAGACACCGCGCGTTTTATACACGTATGGCATGCGTATTGTGGCGGGCAGTCGAATGCACCTATTGATAGCCATGATGCTGATATATCGGCGTTTCGGCGCGCGCGTCACCGTCACGGGCGGCGATACCGATAGTCTGAAAATCAGTTGTGCCGATGACGTGTCCGACACGGAACTATTGGCCGCGCTCAACCCGTTGCATACCGCGATAGAAAACGCAATCAATCGCACCATGCGGCGCGTCAGAACCACCGCGCCCGATATGGCGTCAACGCTGGAACATATCGGAAAATTCGAGGTGGAGGACTGCGGGGGCACCACTCGTTATGCCGAACATGTTGAATTGTGGAACAAGGCGCGCGTCAGTTTGGATATGGCCGGGCGCGTGCATGTCACTTGCGCGGGACTCCCGCGGCCTGATGGCATGTACACCATTGAGGACTTCATGCGCGAAATTATCCGTGCTGGGCACGGTTTCGCGGAAGTCGTACGATTGACGCTTGGATATGATGTGTTGGTTGATTATGAGATTTGCCACACGCTGCAACGCAACCGCCCGCATGTATGGGCCAGGTATGTCGGTACCGTCATCGATTATCGGGGCGCGACGTACCATGTTGACGCGCCGGAAGCGATAGCATTGTATCCGTCCGGTAGATGGCTGGGCGAATCAGACAAACAGGCGAACGGCGAGAATATATCTTACATGCTGAGCATGTATAATCGAAATGTGGAAACAACACCGCGCGAACTTATTGTGCGGGACGGCAGACCTGCGATTGTGAGTATTGATGGCGAAATATTATTATGACCGGCTTAAGACGCTGATATTGCCACGAAACGCAGACGTGAATATGATTATCGGCGCACGTGGGTTAGGTAAGACATACGGCGTACGAAAATACATGATAGAGGATTATCTAAAAAACGGATACTGTTTTGTTGAAGTGACGCGCTTTCGAGAGGAAAACAACGACGTCGCGGCAAATTATTTCAGTCGTATTATACAAGATGATATTTTTCCTGAATATGAATTTCGGACAACCAATAAAATCGCCGAGATTCGTAAAAAGAAAACCGGTAAGAAAGAAAACGAATGGAAAACAATTGGATATTTTATACCTTTGTCGTTGCAACAGCAGAAAAAGAAAAGCACTTACGTTAACGTGCGCAATATTTGCATGGACGAAATCATCATTGATAACGATGACCGGTATCACACGTATCTGAAAAACGAGTTTGAGCAATTGGCGAAACTTGTGGATACCGTCACGCGCGAACGTGCCGACGATACGGAACTGCGAAAACCAAGAATATTTCTGCTCGGCAATGCTTGCGACGCGTTCAACCCGTATTTTCAACATTATGATGTGCCGTTGGAACCCGAGTTCGGGCTGCAATGGCTGGGCGGGAAAACATGTCTGTTCGACTATGTACGGGATGACGCGTATGCCGAACAGAAAACGAAGAATACGGTGTCAGGGCGCATGTTGAAGAACAACGATGACATGACCGCAAAAAACAGGTTCAAACGGCGTGACACTGATTTCATTGAAAAACCGCATGGTCATGCGAGACTTACGTATGTTTTCCGTTGGTTGCGCCATGAATACGGCGTGTATGTTGATTTGCGCTGTGGATACGTCTTCGTATCGTCGAAATACGATGCCGGCACGCATGTTCCGTATTTCGCAATCACAAGGGATGACAACAAATTGAACTATCTTACCGCGAACATGGCGAAAGATTTGATTCGTAATCTCACGTCATATTACGCGTTCGGATATTTGCGCTATGACATGGTGGAAACACAACACGCCGTGAGTGAAATGCTTAGAAATTTCGGTGTAAAATAAACACGGCATACGCAAGGTGTCGTAGCGAGGGCGATAAAACATTATCATTGATGACCACGGTTGACTCCGCCAATGATATGGCCGTGAGGGAAAAGCGTGCCGTCCGTCGTTGTGAATCATGTTGCAAGTATGCTATTCTTAAGTCGTGCCGGTTCGGTATTCGTTCGCCGGTACGACTTTTTTCATATATGAAAGGAAAAAATAATGGATGACGAAACTTCCGAGGAAAGGGACGCCGCCGAACGTGATGACCTTACGGAAAACGAAGCGCACCGTGAGGGCGAGTTCGATGATTTGCGCGACATGCTGCGTGATGTGCTTGACAAGGTGAGCGCATTAAGCGACCGTACGGACGCAATCAGCGAACGAATCGACGGTATCTATGAGAATTTCACTGATTCTGTTGCGCAGATGGTTGAAAACGGCGCGACCGTCAAGGAAAACGACGATGACGTGGCGGAAGCAATCGTACAGGCTGCGGCAGAGGACTTGGAAAATCTCGATTACACGCTCTGAAAGGATGAATCATGGCAGTAGATAACGCGACAATTTTGGATAAGGTGCGACTTAAGGGCACGGATGATTATCAGCAGCGTATTCCAAGTGCTACGCAAACCGGCGTAGCTAACACCATGCGGTACTTGTTCGACCCGATGAATCGCCAATATTTGAACGATTGCGTTTGGAGCATGGTCAATCGTATCGGGCTTACCGTGATGGCGCAGAACACGCCGTTTGAAAACCCGTTGGCGATTTTCAAAAAGGAAAACTTGTACTGGGGCTCGACTGTACAGGAAATCGCAGTCAAGTGGATTAAGGCGCACGGCTACAAGGATGACGCGGAAGATTTGCTGAAAATGCACCGACCCGAAGCGGCAGTATGGTTCTACGAAATGAACCGCAAAGACCAATATCCGATTTCATGGACTGACGATGAATTGCGACAGGCGTTCGTGGATGATTTCGGCTTGAACCGTTTCGTCGCGCAGATTATGGAAACACCGCGCAACAGCGATAATTACGATGAAATGAACATCATGCTTGCGCTGATTCGCCATTACGAACAGAATCTTGGTTTCTACAAGGTGCATCTTGACGCGGCACCAAACGACGAAGCGTCGGCCAAGACTTTGCTCAAGGCGTTGCGTGCGACCGCCGGGCGTATGCGTTTCCCGAGCACCCAGTACAATGCGTTGAACGTCCCCGACATTCCGGCGTACGCCAACCCCCAGCAGATGGTATTGCTTATCGAGCCGGAATATCTCGCGTCACTTGATGTCGATGCGCTGTCAGCGGTGTTCCAACTGGATAAGGCCGACGTGCCGTATCGTATTGTTCAGGTTCCAAACCTTGGTATCCCCGGCGCGGTGGCGTTGCTTGTGTCCACTGATTGGTATCAGGCGCGTGACACCCTTTATGGCACCACCCAGTTCTATAATCCTCAGACGCTCTCGAACACGATGTATCTCAACCATTGGGGTATTTACGGCGTGTCGCCGTTCACCCCGTGCGCGTTGTTCACCACCGATGCGGGCACTTCCATCAAGGTTGTGACGCAGACGGTGACGGGTTTCACTCTAACCGCAGATGCCGACAGCGGCAAACCGGGTGACGTGATTCAGTTGCAGCCAAAACTTACTGCGACGGTTGCACCTACGGGTACTGCCATCGAGGTTGCACCGAACGCCGCGACGTACGAAGTAACTGCTTCGTTGACTAGTGGCGAAACTACCACAACCGTACCGTTGAATGTCAACACTTTTGTTGATGACCAAGCACGCTTGCATATACAACGTGACGGTTTGCCGAATAATACTATAATTAAGGTTACTGGTAAGGCGACGTATATTAATCCGAACGGCGCAACCAGTGATTATTCCGCTTATCGTACTATATCGATTACGAATCCCAATGTATCAAGTATGTCTGAGTCAACGAGTATTAAAAAGTAAAACATCTTGATAGAATCGGGGATATCGGAAAAACCGGTATCCCCGATTTTGTATGTGAAAGAGGTATCAAAATGAAATTCTCGCACTTGGACGGCGCGACGTCGTTTCCCGGTGACAGTACTCATGTATACGAACAGTACCGTAATGTTTTCGATTACAATATTTGGACGCCAAACACTGTAATTAAACTTTGTCATGTTAATTGGTTCGATGATTACCACGACGTCGTGAAATTCCCCGATGACACCGCACGAAACATGTGGTTTGACAAACTGGACGGCGAAACCGTCAAGCTCACAACTAACATGTATATTGCACGCGCCGACACGGACGGCATAAAATTGCCCGTGCCCTACATGACGGCGCAACAGTATAATTACATTGTCGTTGACTTTTCACATGACATTATCAATACGCCGTATCAGAAAACCGACGTGCAGACACGCTATCATTTTTTCATCTCTTCCGTGCGCGCGGAAGCGCCGAACACGACAACATGCACGCTTACGCGTGACGTGTGGACGGACTATATCAACAGCACCACAATTAACGGCCTACTGTTGTCACGCGGACACGCGCCGTTAACGGAAACGACACCGCAAGAACTGTTGAAAAACCCACGCGCGAATTGCCGTGACTTCACGCTACCCGATGTCGATTATGGCAATGCCGCGTCGAATATCAGGAAAAGCACGCCGTTTAATCTGCAAAACGGTGCAAGATACATTTGTTTGGCCGCAACGTTTTCAACCGAGCAATTGCAAAACATGAGTAACATGCGCGGGTCGAACATCACGGACAGCGACCCGACATACAGCAATAACGATGGCACGGTGACGGATTTCTCATGGGGTGCCGGAAACGTTTACACGTCAAACGTTGTCGGCGCGGGCACATCATACAATTCCATCGATAATCTCACTGCAAGCAACGTAAGCATGTATGCGCTCGAATCGTCCAAAATCTCGGGCGATTATTTCGATGTGCTTTTTGCGTATTATCCACATATCATGTCGCAGATTACAGCGGTTTTCGTCGCCACCGCAAACATGATGCGACTTGGTAACGCTATCATCGTGGATGGCGTCGAATGGCATACGGTCAGCGGCGCACGGACAAAACTATCCGATATTGATTTAACTATCGATGATTTCGCATATGCTAGGGAATACGCGCAAATAACGCGACTGTATCTTGCACCCTACGCACACTTGGAAGTATCCGACAACATCGGCAATAAAACCCGTGTGGAAATAGCCGACTGCGGACGTCTTTCGGTACAGACGGTCACATCCCTCAGCTATCCGATATTGCGGCAAATCGCATGGCTTGACGGCATCGGAAGCGACGGCAGTACGTCCATTGGCATTGACGCGATCGACGGGAGTAGCATCACCGCCGACGTGCCGAACGCGGACGTGCTCAAAACACTCATATCGCACGACATACCGACATACGCGCTGCAACGTCGCGCAATCGACGCGCACCGCGCCGACGCATACAATCGAGAAATCGCGCAAGCGCGTGAAAACGCCGTTATATCGTATGAAAACGGCGCACGTTCGGCTAACGTTGCATTGAGCAACACTAACCGAAGCAATGCGAACAGTATCGCTAACACGAATCTGACGAACGCGCTTAATTCCACCGTCACGGCCAATTCCAATAATGCGTCTAACGCAATCTACAAAAACAACGTAACACAGCAAAATTTGCTACTTAGTGCATCCAATAACAAAATCGATGAAATGAATACGGCTAGCTTAGATTTGACAACGCAACTCGTAAACACGGAAATCACTGCGAGTGCGATTGGTACCGTCACTGCGGCAATAGGCGCGATAGGCACGGCGGCAACCGGCATAGCGGTGACGGCGGCGACGGGCGGCGCGGCGGCACCAATGGTGGCGGCGGGACTCGGCGCAGCCGGAAGCATCGGACTGTCAGGCGCGAGTTTCGCCACCGGCGCATCCAAGACGACGGCGGAAGCCGCTTACAAGCAAGCGTACAATGATGCAGCGGCGTTCGCAGCAAAGAAATACAATGGTCAGGCGAACAGCGTCAGCATTGCAATGGCGGGCACGCAGAACATTCAATCCACGACGCTTAATACTAACAATACGAACGCAAGCAACGCCACGAACAGCAGCGTTGCGGCCAACAATGCGAACACATCGAATGCGAACGCGTCGGCGTCACGCAATCAGAGCGTGGATAACGCGAAACGCGTCATGGTAAACACACGTTCCAATGTTAACGCTGCATGGCGCGACTTGCTCAACCATGCCGCGCAACCCGTGGGAGCATATGGCGGTGACAATTTCAGACAGGCCACGGGGCTTGATACCATGACCGTGAAAATAGTCACCGAAGATAATGGCGCGATAGCGGCTGCGGGCGATTACATGCTGCGCTATGGCATCGCAAGCAACAAACTTTACAGCCGTCCATCGTTGACACCTTGCAAGCATTTCACGTATTGGCAGAGCGCTGATATATGGACGGTGTGCCCGCTTGCGCAAAACGAGCATTTGCAGACAATCAGGGATATTTTCAGCAACGGTGTTACAATATGGAGCAGACCCGAGGAAGTCGGCGGCGACTTCGTACACGACAATCTATAAGGTGGAAAAGTATGGGACGCAAACGCACACATAAAAGACCGTTGACCCGTGCGGAATTGGGCGAACGTGGCGCGCCGATGTGGCAGCAGTCCGAAGCGCTCAATTCTCAAGCGTATTCGATGGCGTATTCGCAAATGCTGAATATTGCGCTGTCAAGGTTTAAGTGGTTGAATCTGCCGAAAACATGTAATGCATGGTTTTTGGAATACAATTTATTGTATTTCGGTTACGCCACAATCGCGTTTCCGCATAGCAAGCCGGGTGTGTTTTTCAGCACGCAAGCGGTGACTACATCGAATTTCAATGTGTATTACAAACCGAAGAAATGGGATAGTTACGGCATTAACGGTTGGCGTTTTCCGGTGAACAACTCGAATGGTGTTTTCATTTACGCTAACCGCGCGCGCACGCCACTCATTCCGACTATTGAATTTTTCGCGCATGAAATCGAGGATTTGTACATGACGCGGCGACAGAATCGTTTCAATCAGAAAACGCCGTTCATACTAGAAGTTCCAGCCGGACAGCAGACGGCGGGCGTCAACGTTATCAAGCAAATCTCAGGCGGTGAAATGGCTATCATGGCGACACCGGGCTTCACCGATTCCATGAAAGCCAACGTGCTGAAAACCAACGTCGAATATATCGGCATGGAATTGCAGAACGACATACAGAACACTTGGAATGCGTTCTATCAGGCACTTGGCATTAAAAACCTTCCGCTGAAAATGGAACGGCAAACCGCCGACGAAATAAACGACTACGGGGAGCCAACCGACCTACGCGCACTCAGTGAATTGGAGGAACGACGTGCCGCGTGCGACATACTCAACACAAGGTTTAGAAAATATCTCAAGGAACCGATACAGGTTGTATGGAACGAAGACAATGTTTCCCGCAACTACGCTTACTTGACGGACGTTGAAAGAATGAACGACAATGACAATACAGAATGACATAAACCATTATCAACCGTGTGAATCGCGCGACGATTTTCACGGCGTGATGACATACACTTTTGGCGAGTTGCTTGACGTACCGGGCGGTGTTGACTGGAATAATGCCGCCTGGTCATGGCGGGACATTGCCTATGATGACACGCAATACACGCGTTGCTGCGAAAAAATTGAAAATCGTTTCTATGATCGTGAATTAGGCGTTATGCCACCGTCAAGATGGCGACGGCACTTTATGCGACTAATACAGGAAATCATGCCGACGCTGCGCCCGCTTTATGCGCTTGTAAGCAATAATCCCGACATAATGCTTAGTGATAGCGACATATGGCACAAGATGCGGACAGTCTACAGTGATTTCCCCGCTACACAATTAGCCGAAAACCAAGACTATGCGAGCAACGCGACGGACAACCAATATGAGACAATCGCCAACGGTGATTTCATGGATAAAGTCAATCGCATACGAAATGGCGAATATGTCGATATTGACGTATTGTTGCTTGAACATCTTGAAACATGTTTCAGCCCATTATGGACGGTAAACATAAACAACTATTGAAAGGATAATGCACATGTTTCCATTACTGCCGTTTTTCTCGGTATGGCCGTACACGCCCGCCATACCCGCGTTTTATTGGAACGCTAAAAGTCAAGAGGAAATAATAAAGCACATTGCATGTGAAATCGACCACATAATAGCATATCTTGACGAAATCGTAACCGACATAAACAAAACGTTGAACGACTATGATACAAGAATAAAAAACATTGAAGCGCACATAAACGACTACGGAGCGGCCATAGCGCAACTGCAAGAACAAATCGACCACATAGGAGACACACAGCTAATATGGAACGTTACTAAAGGCGAATACACTGACAGTAAAACTGCGCTACGTGACTTATACCGCGAACTAGCGGTGTACGGCGCACGAGTCACGCAAATAGCCGATATTAATACCGGCAAACTAGCCGAGCACCGAACGGACGAAACGTCCGCAATCGGCAACCTTACCATATTCGATGACGCCACGCCACGCGTCACTAACCCAACCACCGGTGAACAATACCCACCGTTAGCGTGAAAGGATAAATCATGGTTAGCACCACGAATTATGCACTGGAAAAGTACGAAGCGGGAAATTCCGCAAATCTACTTGACCAATACAACGGGTCAATGGATAAAATCGACGCGGCAATAAAAAGCGTCAGCGATAAAGTAGACCTAGCGTTGAACAATAACGTGTTACCAGATGGTCTAGCCGCGTTCATAAAAGCGTTAGGCCTGACCGAATCTAACGCGACAACTCTTGGCACCACTCTCAATCACATATTAAACCGTACCGGTACGGAAATATTCACAGTCACGGACCTTAGCACCCTCAAAAAAACCGCAGAGGGCTATCCAATTCCACCGTCCAAGTAAAGGCGTACAATCATGGCATCACAAACACCGTTTTATCATCTGCCACTATACGAAACAGGCGACCTAGCCGACCTACGCGACGGGTACAACGCTGCAATGCGCACGCTCGACCGCGTAATACATCAACTAAAAGTACAGGAAGAAATAAATCATCCAACAAACCTCAGAAAGGACAACTAACGTGACCGATTACACAACCAACTTCAATCTCGAAAAATATCAAACCGGCGACGCGGCCAACCTCAATGACCAATATAATGCGTCAATGGATATTATCGACGATAATCTATACAAAATCAACACTAACGCAAACACTGCGGGCGGTAAAGCAAGTCAGGCTTTAGAAACAGCGCAAAACAACAACAAAAATCTAGCAGCGTTAGGCGTGACCAACACCGAAACCGCCACCGCGCTTAAAAACAAAATAGACAACACTAACACAACCGCAGATAATGCGTTGAACTTAGCGCAAACCAATAAAACAGCCGTTACCGCGATAAATGCAGACCTAAACGCAATAAATGCAAATCTAACCGCGCTGCACGCGAACAGCGTTAGCGACGCAACCGACCTATACAATACCGTACAAAAAATAGATGGCATATATTCAAACATCGAATTAAAACGAAAAACATACACGAATATCGCAATCATAGGCGATTCAATAAGCTACGGAACCGGCGCGTCAACACTAGCAAACTCATGGGCAAACCAATTCAAATCATACATAGGCGCGGACACCGTACAAAACATGGCACAAAACAACGCGGGCTATGTAAATGAACCAACGTTTTTATCACAATTGCAAGCAGTAAACAACAAAACAGAAATAACACACATAATAATCGCGGGCGGTGCAAACGACAAACTGCAAACAACAACCGCCATTACAAACGCGGTAAAGAACACACTGCAATACGCGCTAACCAACTTCCCAAACGCAGAAATACATGTCGCACCCGTCGTGCTAGGCGCAAACGGTATGTTCCGTTACCACGCAAACATACCACAAACACTAAACGCAATAGAGGAAGGAATAGCGCAAACACCAAACGTACACGAAATACAATACGCATGGGAATGGCTCAACGGACGCGAAGACTGGGCATCAACTAGCAGCGGTTCAATGGACGCAATACACCCAAACGACAACGGACAAAAACAACTTCTGCGATTGTTCGCTGAATCACTGTTCACTCGCAACGGCATACACAACAACTGGAAAGCCAACATATCAGGCACAGAAAATCACGGTCAAATAATAAACAGCGAATCAGTATGCAACAACGGCGTGTACACATTCAATTGTCAATTCAAGGTAGTAAACAACCACACGGCATACGCCGGCATAATCGCCACATGCTACGGTTTATCAACAGTAAACAACTACTACGTAAGCTCAAACTACTATACCGGCACACTATACGCGTCGACCAACAAAACGCACCAAGGAATTATCGCATGCACAACCGCAATACCAAACAACACCGAAATATACTGCGCAGCAACACACAGCATCAGCGCATAAAAACAATAAATTAATATAATAGCTGGTTGACAATAATGTTAACCGGCTTATTTTTATATCAATCACCATTATCAACCGAAATAACATAAGCATTAAAATTAATCATTTTATTTTTC